ACCTGTCTATAATAGAAACAGAACAGTGCCAAACACCGTACCTGAATGTTGGAATCGAAGGCTACATCGACGGCATCCGATTCGACGAATTTGGCAATCCGATCTGGTACGACGTGCTTCCGTATCATCCGGGGGCCGATGGCTACCACGCACAATGGCAAGCCGATCAGGTTCCGGCACGATTCGTTCTTCATTGGTTCGCAATGCGTCGCGGTGGTCAACATCGCGGCGTTCCAGAGCTGCGATCGTCGCTGAATTGTGGAGCATCTTCACGGCGATGGAGAGAAGCAACGCTGGCGGCTGCTGAAACCGCTGCGGACATTTCCGTCTTGCTGAAAACGCAGATGAGCCCTGACGACGGGGCCGACTTGGCCGCGCCGTTTAGCTCGATCGAGTTCCAGAAACGCATGATGACCGCTCTGCCGATGGGCTGGGATGCTGGCCAGATGAAGGCAGAGCACCCGAACGCAACTTATGAAGCGTTCCATCGTGCACAAGTCAGCGAACAGGGCAGGCCAAAGAACATGCCGCACAACTTGGCGGCTGGCGACTCTTCAGACCACAACTTCGCGTCTGGAAAACTCGATTTCACGCCGTACTACATGCAATTGGACGTCGAACGCGAAGACGGTTCAGATTTGGTTCTCGATCCGCTATTCGAAATGTGGTTTGAAGAGGCTTCACTCCGGTTTGGGTGGATTCAGATTCCCGGACAGATGCCACAACACACATGGGACTGGCCCTCACATCCCGTTGCCGACGAAGGCGCGAAAGCCGAAGCCAACAAGGTCCGGATGCAGACCGGCCAAGCGACTCTGTCGACGATTTACTCAGAGGACGGATTTGACTTCGAAGATGAGTTGCCACAGATGGCAGCGGACTACGGAGTGGATGACGCGACGATGAGGAAAATCCTGCTGCAATCAATTTTCAATAATACAGGGGCCTTGGCATCAATGGCCCAGGCTGAAAACACGGCAGCGGCATCGACTCAGGGAGCAACTTCAAATGTCGCGTAACAGAGTTCCCATCATCGCATCGACAAAGAAGCCACAATACACGTTTGCGTTCTGTGCGGACGTAGAGATTCTTGCCGCGGCTGGCGACGGTTCGCAGTCTGTCCCAACGTTCAAAATCATTGCATACAACGGGGGCGAACTCCGCACGGCTGCGTACTTGCAGAAGTTCGGCATGCCAGTTGTTATCGATTTGGCTGGGCTGAGCTACTCGCCAAACATTACCGCAAACATGGATCACGATCCGACTCAGCGAGTTGGGCACGTCACGGAAAAGAGTAACGACGGCCGCCAGTTGATTCTTGCCGGGATCGTTTCCGGAACAGGACCAGCCGCCCGTGAAGTGGTCGACAATGCCGCGAGAAGCTACCCGTGGCAAGCCAGTGTGGAAGCACAACCGATCGGTGCACTCGAAGAAATTCGAGCCGGTCAGACAGCAATTGTGAACGGCAGAACCATTGTTGGTCCTGCAAAAATCGCTCGCAAGTCGCGTTTGTTTGGCGTTGCGTTTTTGGCTCGTGGAGCCGACGAAACGACATCAGTTTCAATCGCGGCAAGCGCCGCAGAACCAGCAAAGGAATTGGACATGAAATTCGAAGAGTGGATTATTGCGATGGGCTTTGCGGCTGCGGACCTGACACCGGTTCAGACCGCTGCACTGCAGAAAAAGTATGATGCCGAAATCAAGGCATCAGCAATCGACCCAGAGATTCAGGCCAAAGGGGTCAAGTTCGACGTTGCCGGTCTTCAGGTTGCGTTCATCAAGTCCGACTTGGCAATTGATGCAGCCGCATCAAGCTACGCTGGCCAAGGCGAAACCGTCAAGCTGAATGAAATCAAGGCCACTGGCATGGTTGCCATCAGCAAACTGAAGAATCAGGCACTGAATGAAGAGTGGGCACCCACTCGATACGAAGTCGAAGTCATCAAGGCCGAGTACGCGATGAAAGCCGACATGCTCACAGCCGGACGACCGAAAGGCCCTGCAATTCACTCACGCGACAACAGCACAATCAGCGGCGACGTGATTGAAGCGGCTGCTTGCAAGGTGCTCGGCCTGGAAGTCGAAAAGTCCTACAAGCCAGAGGTTTTGGAATCTGCTCACCGCAATTTCCGCAACATTGGTTTGCAGGAAATGTTCATCATGGCGGCCATGCAGAATGGCTACAGCGGGCGTCAGCGAATCAACACAGACAATCTGCGTGATGTGCTCATGTATGCACTTCCACAGACTCCAATCAATGCTGCTGCTTCGACGGTCTCTCTGTCTGGTATTCTGAGCAACATTGCCAACAAGATGCTTTTGGCGGGCTTCATGGAAGAGGATCAGACGTGGCGTGAATTCGCCGACGTCAAGCCTGTTTCGGACTTCAAGACTCACACCAGCTATCGAATGCTGGATGACATGGAATACGAGAAGCTTGGCCCGAATGGTGAGATTCGTCACGGCAAAGTTGGAGACGAGTCGTTTACGCGATCGGCCGACACCTTCGCAAAGATGTTTGCCTTGACTCGAACCATGCTGATCAATGACGACCTTGGGGCATTTGACGACCTCCGGACACGACTCGGACGCGGTGCATCTCGCAAGTTCCGTCGTCTGTTTTGGTCGACGTTCATGGACAACAGCACGTTCTTCACTTCGGCGCGAACGAACTACATCACAGGGGCGACATCGAACCTGTTGATTGACGGCGTTGGTCTTCAGTTGGGCATCACCAACTATCGAAAGATGAAGTCGACCGACAAGAAGCAGGTTGGAGCAGGAGCAACATCGCTTGGGGCTCCAAAGAAGCTTCTGGTTCCGCCAGAACTTGAGCATGTTGCAGAGAAGCTGTATGTCAGCTCAAACCTGTCAACGGTGCAGGACGACAACATCCACCGCAACAAGTACGTTCCATACGTCGTCAACGAACTGAGTGACGCGGATTACACCGGAAACTCGGCAACAGCCTGGTACCTGTTTGGGGAAATGCTGAAGCCAGTGGCAGTCAGCTTCCTGAACGGCAACCAAAACCCGACCGTCGAATCGGCTGACGCTGACTTCGGCACTCTCGGCGTTCAGTTCCGTGGTTATCACGACTTCGGCGTAGACCTCGCTGAATGGTTGTCAGGCACTAAGAGCAAGGGCGCAGCGTAAACACTCGCTGAGTTGTTCGGTTCACTTTTCAATCAATCAAATTTGTTCATAAGGTGAAAACATGGGCTTTAATTTACCAACGGAGCGAGTCGCGAGCGACGACAAGCTTTCTTACACAGCAGGATCCAATATCACAGCCGGAACGCCAGTGTTGACAGCAATGGGCAGCGTCGGCATTCCGGTGAACGACATTGCCAGCGGCGACACTGATGAAGTGGATGTCTGCGGGCGATTTCGGGCGTTAGGCATCGCCTCACAGGCTTGGGTTGTCGGTGATCGGGTGGGCTGGGACGCAAACGGAAGCCCACTAAACGGGACCGCATCAAGCGGAGCCTACACGAAGACCGTCACAGACTGGGATTTTCCAGTTGGCACAGTCGTCGAGGCAAAAGGTGCAACGACTGAATACGGCGTGATCGTCTTGGATGAGGCAACCCAGACGGATATTCCACAAGGTGCTCAGCAGGCATTGAGCGGGGCTGGTGCTGTCAACGTCACAAGCTATTCAACGGTTTGGACAAGTGGCGGCGCAGTTGCTGGCACACTGGCTAACGGCGTTCGAATCGGCCAGCTCAAAGAAATCATGCTGACTGTTGCAGGTGGAACAGGAACGCTCACGCCAGCCACAGCATCAGGCTTTACGACGATTGCGTTCTCTGTCGTCGGTGACATGGTTCTTCTGGAGTGGACTGGAAGCGGTTGGATAATCCTGAAGCGATACAACGTCGCAACGGGTGCTATCACAACTCCAGTTGCTGCGTAAGGCTGACAGATGGCTTCGCGTTTCCAATCACGATTTCAGGATATCGCAGTGCCCAGACTGTTCGTTCAGTTTGGGCACTCGGTAGACCTGATAAGTGCTGACGATGCGACGGAGTATCGAATCGATGCAATGGTGTCGATGGATCCCGTCGGGACTGAAGAAGGATTTTCCGACGTCCAGGGCAATGTCACTGTAAAGACTGCTGATTTTGCTCGGTGTGTTGAAACGATCGCATCGGCCTCGAAGTGCAGGCACAAAGGTCAGATCTTCGATGTGTACGGAGAGGCATCTGAACATTGCGGGCTGACTGTTTTCAACATTCGGCGGAAGTACTCAGAGCAGGCCAACACAAACATTTACGATCTTCACGGGAATCAAATTCCATTTTCCGAATAGGACAAAGCCATGCCCGCAGTAGCTCATAAAACTCTGCTTACCGAATTGCAGATGACCATCGCAAACACTCTCACCGAGATTCCTTTCCTCGATAACATCGAACTGGATCCCGGCGAGAACAAGATTCACAACCTGATGGGCGTCAATCGCACCTACGAAACACCGATCGCAACCGGTGTTCGTGGCGTTGGGTCGCTGTCGGCCGACATCATTGCTTACGATCCGACTGACGCGGTTCACATCGCGCTGGGAGCTGCTTTTGACGCTCAGACTACGATCACCGGTGCTTACAGGCTGGCCAACTCCGGCGAAACGATCAGCGTGAAATACATCGTCACGAAGATGCCCATCAGCACAAAGGGCGCAGCAGTCATCGAAAGCAAGTTTGAGGCTGTGATCACCGAAAAGATCGCAATGCCTACCTGATAGGCTGAGGGGCTCCAATGAAGTGCATTCGAACAGTACCGGGACGGGCCATCAATCCTCTGTTTTCACGCGACGAAAAAAACCGCGTGGAAGCGGCGGGCGATATGTACGACTCGCTGGAGTTTCTGGAGCAGCCAGTCGGCCAGGTTGTCGACCATCCAGACGCCTGGAAGCTCTGCGTTCTCGGCAAGGCGCTGCCAGAAGACGAGGCGTGCCGTAAACGTGTTATGGCATACCTTACCGCACCGAAGCGTGAGGCAATCGTCGCAGACATTAAGCTGCTTCGAGAGGCATCGAAAACCAACTCACTCGGTGAAAAAGATAAGCGAATGCTGGCCATGATGGAACGGGCCTACGCGGTTGATTTGGGACTGGTCCCGTCTCCGCTGGCCGTTCCTGTGGTTGCTGATGTCGTCGAGGAAGAATCAGACCATGACTGAGCGAGTCGGCAACATCTTTTTGGGAATGCCGGGCTACGGGAAGCAGACGTCAGGGGCAGGCCGTGGGCTGTGGCTGGCGTCTCGGAATATGGATGCGGTCTTTGTTCAGCAGTCGTCAGGGTCTTTGCTGGCTGCTAACTTCAACGGGCTGTGGTGCTCGGCTCTCAATCTGGCACTGGATGGAACGCCGGTCAAATATTTCGCAATGCTTCACGACGATGTCGCGCCAGAAGACTTCTGGCTTGACAAACTGATTGAAGAATTGGAAGCGAAAGAACTGGACGTGCTCAGTGTGGTTGTCCCGATCAAGGACACGAAAGGACTGACGAGCACAGCCATTGGCAGCACTGACAGTTGGCAGCCCAAATGCCGGTTGACGATGGCGGAAGTGCATTCACTACCAGAGACGTTCACCGGCGAAGACATCGGTGGCCAGTTGCTCGTGAATACCGGTTGCTGGGTCTGTCGCTTTGATGCGGAATGGGTAAAGTCGGCTTACTTCTCAATCAACGATAAGATCGTTCTGAAC